GCTTCATGCCGTTTGGAACATCAGTTGTCAAGAACCATGCGTTTGTGTCTGTCAAGAAGTGGTTAATTGTGTAACCTTCTGAAACAGAGCCATTGTTCTTAATAGCGTTGATGTCGTTGTCGTTTGTACCAACACGGAGTTCAGTTTCGAGCAAGCGAGTTGCAACGAACTGGAGTGATGGAGGAACAACTAACTTCTTAGGTTTGGAAGCGATCAACAGACCACGTTCGTCAGTCCACAGGGAGATTTGAATAACAGCGGCTTCTAAAGAAGTCTCATTCAAGTCAGCTGGGGTTGTAGGAACGTTACTGTTAGTGCCGCCAGAAACCAATGGGTGTGAAGCAGAGAACAAAGGAACTCCGTCACCACCGTTGTAACCAGCTGTAAAGCCATTGTTCAACACGGCAGCAGCTTTAACCTGTTTGGTATAAGCCATTGCACGAGCCAAACCTTTGGTGTAGCGAGCTGATAAAGAATCGTAGAGGTTGTCTTCGATTGCTTCTTCAGTCAAGCTAAAGCCAAGGGCGATAGTTTCGTGGTTGTAACGAGCTGTCCATGCTTCTTGAGCATTGTCATAAGCGATGGCAGAGCCTTCGTTTTTAACAGGAGCTGCAGAGAAACCTGACAGTTTTGTTTCTTCTTCGAACGAACGCTCAGAGGTCTCAGTTTCGTAGATCTCTTTGTGTTCTTGTCCGTATGTTGCGTACTCAAGTCCGAACAAAGCGTTCAGTCCTGGGAGCAACTCTTTCAATAGTTGTGCGCGTGAAATAGCCATTTAATTTGCTCCTTAAGCTAGGTCTAGACCAGTAGTGTTGTTGTACTGATGCAAGTTAACTTTCACATACACTTCACAGAAGGTAGATGAAGTAACAGCAGTGTCAGGTACGACAGCAATTACACGGAATGGAAGGGCAGCGGTATTAGCGCCAGAAGCTGCAGTAACAAATGCGCCAGAATCACCAGTAGTGGCAGAACCAGTACCCATGTTGTAGGACATATTTGTGCCAACAGCGTTATTTGCAACAGTAGTTACTACGCCATTGGCATAGGCTACGGCTACTTTAAACATAGCTAAAGGATCATCTACTACATAAGCAATTGCGTTTGTAACGCCAGAGCCTGGGAAGTATTGAGCTTGAACTGTTTGACCAGAACTATTTGTGTACTGGCAACCAACGAGAACACCAACTGGAGAACCAGTAGTAACTGCGCCAGATGCTGCTGTACGTTCGATTGTGCCACCAACTACGATTTTAACTGGATCACCGTTGTAGATTGCTGTTGTATAGCCAGATGCGATAGGGATCTGACGAATAGCACCAGCGTAAGGCATGCCATCTACACGATTAACAGGTTTAAAACCATAGGGATTACTAACGGTTGGATAAGCCATTATTAAACTCCTAAAATTAAAATTAAAAAATTAACCTCTGCCAGTTGAACTTGAGGATTTATTCTCTTTGAAGAGTGGCATCCTTGGGTCGCTCTGACGCATTAAATTGTTATCTACAGCGTCCGTTTGGGCTTGCGTAGCTTTAGCATAATGTTCATTACGCTGCTGCACAAACTCTTGCGGAGTTTTGCATAACAACAATCCACCAATCTCGATGTTGTCCTTAAAACGACTTGTCGGATCAATTAACAATTGGAACTTTGGCTGTTCCTCAATTTTTACTGGTTCCCAACCTTCTCTGAGTTTGGCAGATAGGTTACGTGGGTCAGCATTATTCAAAGTCGCTACCCTGATCCAACGATAAGCATAACCTTCAATCTTATCTGGTTCTGGCAACAATTCAGGCGGTTTCCATGCTGTGGGCCGCATTTCTTGTTGACGAGTTGCTACTTCACGAGGTGTTCTTTGTTCAGCCATTTTGGGACTCCAATTTTGTAAGTTCACGAGCATATTGCTCTGGGGTTAGATTAAATTTCTTTGCCAGTTGTACTTGCGTTGGCGTAAGTTTGACTCTTTTTGGAGAGGTAGACCTAGTGGCGGGCGCAACTACATTGCTCGGTTTACTAGTTTTCACAGAGGGTTTGATCTCTGGCTCCGAAGAGTTTTTGGTCTCTTCTTGGCTCTCAAATTTCTCTGGGAACCTTTGACGCATTTCGTTGTCAATGACATTGTAGTAGTGGTCAGAGCCTATAGCAACTCCTTCCCGTTCTAAACGTCTATGAACTCCCATTGCTAGGAAACTCATATCTTCATCTACCCCATACCAGCTGTTTTTGTCCAGCCAAGATTGGGTTTTTGAGTCCAATCTTTGAGGTTGTTGAGGTATTTGTACATCAACTTCTTGTGATTGTAAAGCTTCTTGTGAAAATTCAGGTTTATAGCGTTCAATTTCTTGCGCTTTAATCTTAGCTTCAGTCAATTTTTCTTGAGCTTCTACTAATTTGTCTGAATCTCCAGAATCATAAGCATCCTTGTAAGCGCGCTTGGCATCCTCTAGCTGGCGGCTAACGTTTTCTTTTACGCTAGATACCAGGCTTTGTTCGCCAGTAGTTAACTTACCTTTTAGTTTCTGATTTTCCTGATAAACCTTTTGCGCAAAAGCAACAGCTTCCTGTTGTTCTTTAAACGCGGCTTCTTTTGCTCTGCGCTCATCGTGCATAGCCTTTTTCATCTGCATCAGGCGCTCTTTTGCCTGTCCAGAGTAAGCCTCTAGGTCATCTTTGTCGATTTCTTCTACGATTTCCTTTGGAAGAGGGGTAGCGTTACGCTTATCTTCTTCTGGGGTATCGTCAACAATCTCAATTTCCAGTTCTTCTTCCGCGTCTTCGGCTTTCACCTCATTTTCGATCTCATCTGGAAACTTAAATTCTTCTCTTTCAAATTCTGGCATGTTTTTCTCCTTATGCTCTTGAGATGCCACGTGGATCATCGACAGTTCCCTCTACGGAATCGTCATTAATAATCCTGAACTCGCGTCCGTGGATCTTTAATCGTGTTCCAGTGTTTGGTCTGGCTAGAATAAAGTCACCCTGTTTGCACCATGGGCCTGTTGGGAATCGCGCTGGATCCTTATAACAGTCTGGTCCCATGTCTACCACGAAAAACACGGTAGAAAGTACCTCTTCAGCATGTAAAGTGGTATCCGCTTTGAGGATTCCGCTTTCATATTCCTTTTCCCTTTCTGGAATAGCGCACAAAATGTGATATCCAGAGGGTTTTGGAAGCTGTTTGCCTTTTTCTTCGGTTGTTGCTGCAAAGTTTACTGCTCCTACCACTTGCGGCTGATCGGGGTTTGAGCCGATCAGTATTGTGGTTTCACTCATCTGAGTTCTCCATACGTTGTTTGAGGTCTGTAATGGTTAAACATGCAGACTCCAGACCTCGGATTTGTCCACATGCGTACTTATATTCCTCATGGTTTGCACAATTTCCTGCAGCAACAGCTTTTTGGAGCATGTCGATACGTTCTTTGTACTCACCCAAGAGAAAATCTAGGTATTTATTCACTCTTTATTCCCTTTTTGCGGTTTTTGAATGTTTTCCATCTTAATTAACTCTGCTATTTTCTTGATTTCTAGCTCATCATTGTCTTTTTCAATCTTTGCTTGAACAGACATTGTTGCAATTCGCTCTTGTGAAGCAATTCTTTCACGCTCGATCTCCAATCTGGCTTGCGCTTCTTGGACATCTGCCTGATCTTTAGCTGCTTTGCGCTGTTCTTCGGCCTGTTTGAGTTGAAGTTCTTGCGCTTGCATCTGAATTACTGGGTCTTGCTGGGCTTGCTTGGCCTGTTGTGCCGCGATTTCAGTCTTATTGCGGTTTAATAAAGCATCAGAAGCCTTGGCTGCCATCATAGAAATTTGAACTTCCATGTCCCGTGGGATGATTTCATCTTCATCTTCTGGGTTAGGCAATGGCATTTGCATCAATTCTTCCATTTGCTTGCGGTATTCAAAGGCTAAATGCTGGTTAATATGCGCCAGCGCAGCCGCTTGAATAGCTTGTGCTTGTGGGTTTTGACCAATTAAAGCTGCAATCTTAGGATCTTTCATAGCGTTCATATGGACATCAATATGGGCGTTATGGTCCTGATAGAGGAAAGCTTTTACTGGTTTCATGTTGATAATGTTCATGTTCTCAGTAACTGGATCTTGAGGAGTTTGGTCATCTTCGAGCTTAATAAGCTTCTTAGCGTTCTTAATTCCTAAAACTTCTAACATCTGGCGGTGCAGCTGACCCATGTCATAAAGCTGGGGAGCTTGCTGTGCCAACTGCAAAACAGCCTGATACTGAACCACTTTCTGGCTCATGGTTGCTGCATTAGGATCTGATACTGGGATTACATCGCAGTTATCGTAGTCAGACTGCTTGGCAAAACGATTACCAATCTGTGGTTGATAGTCATAAGAGTCAGGTGTGTAATCACGAATGATGTCTTTTAAGAGCTTTAACTCTTGCTTCATTGAGTAATGAACGCGAGCCTGAACTGCAGTCATTACCTTAAGGGTACGCTCCAAAATAGCCAAGGTTGTGCCAACTGGTGTGTTGGCAGACATGTCGGCAATCTTTAAGTCAGATGCGGAAGCGAATCTGCGCCCTTCTTCAACGATTGTGCCAAGCAAGCTATAGAGGACCTGTGAGGGTTCCTTGTATGGTAATGGCAGAATGTTGTCTTTGAGGACACCACTTGGAACGTCCACATCTCTGAACTCTCCAGGGCTGATCGGGGTGTCATCACCTTTGACTCGCAACCCACGGGTCTTAAAGCCACCTGGCAGATTTGAAAGTGTCCCAGCGTCAACCAGTTGCCTGATAATACTAGTACCAGACTTAGCAAAAGCCCCGACAAGGTGAATAAGGCCAAAACAATAAAAACCAAAGCCAGGAACGTATCCGTAATGGACGAAATGACTTCTCTTATGTTTCTTTTCATCTTCTGGTCTCCAGTTTCTGCGAATAGCTAGAACTGTCTGGGTTCCCTTTTCCACAGTAACAATGTAAGGAAGGGCAATTCCTGTAGGCTCGCCATCTTCATCTACATCTTCGTAACCTGGTAAATCTAGGTTTACTTGAATTTCTAAGAGCTTATAGCGGTCATCCGTTGTAGCTTGGAAGCCCATCTTTTCAGCAATCTTCTTCTCGACTTCATCAAATGAGTTAACTGGATCACCCAAGTCAACATCGCGATAAAATCCTGCGACCTGTAGTCTGCGTAGTTCATTCTCGGTCTTGCGCATAACGTGGGTTACGCGGTCTGCCGTTTCAAGGTTTGAAGCTCCGTAAGGAACGATCAAGTCTTCCGCTGGTACGAATACAGATACCTGGCGGTTTAAGTTAGGATCAAAGTAAACCTTTTTGAAAGCGTTACCTGAAAGACCTAGACCCCAGATCATGCGCTCATGTTCAGGTCGGTATTCCACCATCACATCTGTAATTTGGTAATTCATGTCTTGCTGAACGCGGTCAGCAGAATCCATCTTCTCTGGTGTTTCTTTGCCAATAACTTGAGTTTTTACTGGGCCAGCAGCTGGAAGTGTTTCCATGACTGTCTCGGCTTGGAACTTAACTAAAGCTTCTGAGAGGAGTGGATGATAAACACCACAAGCGCCTTCCCATGGTTCAGCGCGAATCTCAATCTTCATGCCAAGGAGTTCTAGCCCGTCTACATAAGTCTGCATCCATTCTTTACGTGAGCTAATATCGGCATCAACATCACCAATCAAATCTCCACAGATCTGAGCTAATGTTTGAGAATCAACCAGCTCGGCTAAGTTCTCATCAAACTCATCTTCAATCTCGTCTTCTTCGTTATATACGGGAATACCCTCAATTGAAACTGATTCTGGATCTTCTATTTCAATTTCTATTGGCTCTTGATTAGCTGCAATAGCTTCTAGGCCTTGTGGTAATTCGTAAAGTGCTTTTTCAATTGGCATAATTAATCCTTATTAATACCGTTATTTTGCATCTCTTTAACTTTTTTCAAAAGAGATTTATTGACACCTTTACATATTTGTCGTAAGTGCCACCATTTTTTTATACCTTCTTTAATGCTTCCCGTTTTTTTAATTTGTCTAGTAATGCTTGAAATTTGCCATTTAAGGCTAACAAATTTTGTTTTTAGCCAGCCCATTTCTGGGTCATTTAAAGTAGTCCACATTAGTAATAACTCACTGGTCTTCTTGATTTAAAGTATTTCTGCTCATCTTCTTCATCACTTTGAAGCCTAATAAACCCACCTTTTCTAAAGCGGATTAGCGCCTGGGTTGTTGAGTCAACCAAGTCATCGTGGTCAGAATTTGGAAAAGCCGCTAGTTCCTCAACGACTTCTTCTGCCCATCTTTTTCTTGGACACCACACCTTGCCAGAAGCAAACATATCTGCCACAGAGTTTACACGGGAAATCTTATCGTTACCCCTAGTTGGCGTATATTCTTGCACTGGTATACCCATGGATCTTAACTCATATATCAATGGCGCACCAGAGGCTTTTGCTTCCACAATAAACGCATCGGGTTCCCATTCTTTATACATTTGTAGGGCGCGAGCCTTTAGGTCTGGAAACTCCATCCGTTCTTTAAAGGCATCGAGCAAAATAATATGCGCGTCATTAGGATCTTCATCCTTATAAAAGACACCCCAGGTTGTACAGGCTGAGTAGTCTGAACGTTCATTTTTAGTAAAGGCCGTATCCCAAGATTGGATGATGAACTCACATGGAGGAGGTCTTTCACCTTCCCATTCTTGCCACCATTCGCGCTTGACCAAAGCCCCTTCTTCCGAGGTTGGGTCTTGTTGATACTGCGCTTGCCATTTAGATAACGGCAATTCTTCTCTGAGGTTTTCTAATTCTTTTAAACTCCAGAACTCAGGCCATAAAGGATTGCCCGTAGGCAAAATTGCGGGTAGGGAAATCATGTCCCAGACCTCACCATCTCTGTCTATAATGGACTGGCAGATCTTTCCTGTAAGGTCCCTTTTCGCCCATCTGGTCATCACTACGACTATCGAGCCACCTGGCTGCAGACGCTGGCGAGGGCCTGACGTATACCATTCAAACACTTTATCAAATACAGCAGGATCGCTTGATGCCAATGCTGCTTCTTGTTCGGAATGAGGGTCATCAATAATGAGCAGATCAGCACCTTTACCAGTAACAGTACCGCCAACACCAATAGCAAAGTAATCACCATTAGCATTTGTAGCCCATCGACCAGCAGCTTTAGAATCTGAGCGCAAAGCGACATTAGGGAATATTTTGGCATATGCCTCCGAATCAACTAAGTTACGAACCTTACGTCCAAAGCCCACAGCAAGTTCTGCGGTGTTTGAACACTGAATAATCTTCTTATTAGGGTATTTACCTAAATACCAAGCTGGCAGTAAGTAACTGGCAAACTCACTTTTAGTATGTCGTGGAGGCATATTAATGATTAGCCTTCTGGACTTCCCATTGGCAATATCCTCAAACTTTTGCGCCATTAAAGCATGGTGTCTGCCATAGATAAAACCTGGCCACATAGACTTTACGAAAGACAAAAAGTCTGTCTGCCCTGCCTCGCGCTCCTCGGCTTTGGTAAGGCTTTCAATTAAAGGAAGAAGTTTCTCCCTTTCATCTTCAGGCAATAAATTAAATAACTCTTCGATATTCAAGATAAATCCCTAAGTCTTATATAAGACGGACGAATAGATCTTGCTCTCCCCGCGACCCCTTTGCATACCCCAATTTCAATTAGGGCGCGCATTTTCCGCGCGACATTTCCGCGACCCTTCTCGCCAGTCAAACGCATAATATCGTCAATTGTTGGGCCAAAGCCAAAGTTCTTCCAGTACTCATCAATTATGAGGAACGTCTCTTTTTGGGCTGGTGTCATTTTTCATTCTCTCTATTAACTGCTCAGTCAAAATCTGAGCAGATGCTTCTGCGCCTCTCATGGCGGCTACTGTTAGTTTCTTTTCTAGGATTAAGTTATTTAGCCGATGGGATGCCGCGGCAATATCTTTCTGGATATCATAGATAGACCTCATTTCCCACAATCCTCCATGCCATCTTCATATCTAGGTTTTTCCCAGCGGGGGTCATTATTGATAATTATCATGTCATGTAGGCTTGTTAACTGTAGGATAACTGACCTCATCTCTTGTACAGTCAAAACCCTAGCCATAGACATTACTGCCTCAACTCTCATCTTACGTATATCACCATCAAACATATTTTCCAAAATATTACCCCCTACCCATTTTTATCTGTAATTGTAAGGGGGGGTGTTCCGTGTGTATCAGATACATCCTCCTGTCCAGAATCAATAACCCCCTCCCCATCGTCTTTAAATGACTTAGGGTTACTACTTATGGACGTGGAAGTGCTTGATTCTAAAGGATTTGTCACATTAACACCTGTTAATGTGAGGTCTGCGAGTAGGGATTGAGCGCTCTGGGAGTCGGTTCGGATGTCTGGATTACTATGCAAACCTTCTGACTCGGAATAGCTCAAAATTTGGGGGTCGGGGTCGGGTGGGGTCGCTGGTTCTAGGTTCTCGAATGGGTCGGGGGTTTGCTCGTCATCTGCGCTGATGGTGCGGGCATCCTCTAGTTCTATCAGTAGGCTCTCTGCTTTGCGCTTGGCTAAGTCATTAAGCTGGCGGGAGTTGCTGAACGCTTGGCGCAATCCCTCGAGCAGTTGCGTTTTAATATCGGCTGAATTAGTTGTATGGATTAATTCTTTGCGCTCGGTGAACAATGCTACTTCCGACATCTTCCCGATTAGTTCCAGCGCCTTTAACTTGTTGGAAGTCTTTTCCCCCTCATCTATTGCAATCCCTACAAGGTTTTGTATGGCCATGGTTCTTATTTGTGCGGGAATAAGATATTCCCTTGCTTCATTCGCTAGGCTGAAGGCATCTATCATTGTGCTTATTTTGGGGTTCTGCGATAGCCTATGACCTTCCCTTCCTTCTGTGGCTGGCTTACCCTGTGAATTGTAGGCTTCTCTATACGCTTGCGCCTTGGGTTTGCCTTCTGCTACTTTTCGCGCGAAGTCTTTTTGTTTCTTGGTTAAGTTGATCTTATCGGCATTAAGTGATCCGACCAGAATATTCTCTATCGGGGTTTGCTTTAATCCCTCGGTGATCTGCTTGCGGGTTAGTTTAGTCATAGGTATATCTTAGGAATTCGATTACCCCAAGTATAGGACACTTCTGTAAGGTTCGTAAAGCTGGACAGGTTAAGAGTGTTTCCCCTCTCTTATATGAGTGTCTTACCCTTGTGGAGTTGTTACTGCTGGACTGTTTCGCTTCGCTTCTTTGCCCGCGATTAGCCCCCGCGTAACCAGCGCGCCCCGCGATCAATCCCCGCTTTTTTGACCTTGTGCAAACATACCACAACCCGCAAACCCTTACGCTATAAGGGTTAGACACCTATTAGGGTTTTCCTTAGATAAATATTTTCAATTATTTGCAAAAAACGCTTGACACGTTTTTAAGGTGTTTGAGATACTCTCATCAGATGTATTCGTTAAGTATCACCTACTATATTAAAGGACTAAAGAATGAACCAAATTACACAAGCGCAAGATATAGCAATTCAATTAGAACAACTCTCTAAAAATGCTGGATTGTCTAAAGAGTTTTCCTTATCTCTTACAACTGCAAGCAATATTTTTAAATGCCTATTTCACAACCTAGAGCATGACTTAGGCGCGGACAGTTTATTTAATAACTTAATCCTTCAACTTGTAAGGGATGAGGCAGTCAGAACCTAATAGATCGAAACAGGCGCGCGCCTGTCCAAGTGTTAGGCACTTGCTGATGAGATCAGATTATTAACTGCTAGGGAGTTTAACTATGACACGCAAAGAGTATTTGATTGGAGTAGCTGAAGATTTTGGTATCAATCGCGCTGATGTTTTCGCTATTGCTGACCTACTTGGGGAGAGTGAAGATTATGACGGCTTATTGTCTATGCTGGCTGATTATTCAGACGATCTCGAAGATTTAAACGACTAAAGGAAATAGGCCGAGAAATCGGCCTACTTAAAAAAATGAACAATACCGCCATTGTAGAAATTCGCGAGGTTTACGGGAATAGAACTATTTACCCTGTAAACGATACCGCGTTATATCTTGCCCGTATCGCGGGGACTAAGACGCTAACAGAACCAACAATTAGACACGCTAAAGCCTTGGGTTTTAGTTTTGAGATCAAACAAACCGCAACCATATAAAGGGCAAATTATGGAAATTAAACTAAAAGAGAAAAACGGGGATTTTGAGTGGTTTAAATTTACCACAGGGCAAAGAGCTAGTTTTGACACCAAAACCCACGCGACAAAATGTTTTAACGGGATAGGCCGAGATATTACAAACACCGATATAGGCCAAAAAATGATAAACGCAATAGAACAATATATAGATTAAGGGGGTTTTATGTTTCCAAAATTCGATTTTCTTTTCAATATTGCCCTTGTGGCTTGTCTTGCTTTTATGGGCTTTTACTTGGGTTTTCAACTTATTAACTTATTGGGGGTTTGAATGGTCAATTCTGACAGTTTTACACGCGTTAAAAATGACATAAACGGCAACCCGCGCTATGTTATCCACTTTTTACATTTTGTAAGGGATGACGAAGTATCCCGCGATACTCCCGATTTTGTGACTAGGAAATATGAGATAGCCCTTAAGCGCGCTAAAGGTGCGCCCTTTTATGGTCGGAAATTCCATAACAAGCAATACGGGGGTGGGATTGTATTTTGCACCTATAACTTAAACGGACTTATTAAAGACATTAATGAACTAATGGAAGGGGTAACAGCATGACGGACAGGCAGAACCTAAACAACGCGGGATTTTCCGATTATCGGACTATTGAGGCTAACCAAGGGATTAAACCCGTAGAAGTGAGTGAGGCCTTTTACTGGGAGATGCTGGAAGTTTTACCGCCTTGCAAGTGGACAAGGGGCGCAGATTACGAGTCTTTTTATGTAAGCGAACCATTAACAGGGGTTTTGCATGAATGGATTGCGCGGGTAGGCAAAAAATACTATGCGCTTATCGCGCCCAGATCTAGTAACCATGAGCAAATTATTAACCTAATCAAAGAGGCCACAATATGACCCGCGAACAATGGACACACTACACACTAACCCGCGCTTATGCGCGCGGGGTTTTGACTGCTAAACAAGTGGCCGAGTTTATCGCACTATACAGGGGGCTTAAATGACTTATTACCTATACCGCAACACAACCCAAAAAAGCGAAGTAATAGCGCAATTCTCAGATTATGAGAGTGCGCTAGAACTAATGGAGCAATTAGCAACCCGCGAGAGTAACCCGCATATAACGGGCTATTCTGTTCGCGATCATTCTTTAAAAACATACGCGGATTTTGAAATTTAAGGGGCTTGAGATGATCTATTTTTGCTTAAGTAATGAAGGCGATCTCTACAACTTGGGGGATCATGGGGATTGGGAAAGCGCGGATTGTTGCGCCCAAGATATGCAACTGCACCCAGTTTGGACAATCAACGAGGACACCGCCCGCAACTGGTCGGAGTTTATCGCGCAAGAACTTGCAACCACAACCAGCACAGGAGCATAAATATGGAATTTAGATACATAGACCGCCAAGGGATAGCACTAGACGATTACGGGAACGAGTTTAGAGATGAGAACGGGCAAATAATCATTGTCCCGCCTGATCTGCGCGGGTTTTACGATCTCGCATATAGACCCGATGAACAACCCGAAGATTAACCACTTAGCACGAGGCAAAAATGACTTACTTAAAAGACCTGATTAGAAACACTTTAGCCCTGACCTACGAACTACAAGATCAAGAATTGATAAACCTAATGGAAGATGCCATGCAAGAAATTGAGAGGCTTGAACCCGAAGATTAAGCACTTAATACGAGGCTAATTGATAAGGCTTAGATATAGCCGAAACAGTCGCAAGACTGTCTTAGTCAATACAACTGCTAGGAGTATGAAAATGAGAATAGTAGAAGAAAAGATTTACCTTTTCCACGAACTAGACGAGAGCGCAAAAGATCGCGCCCGCGAATGGTATAGGGATGGGATGGAATATTTTTGGTGGGATGACGCTTTTAATTCCATTAAGAAATTCTGCAATCACTTTAATGTAGGCATTAAGAATTATGAGGTAGGCGCATTTTGCCACTCATGGATGACAACTACCGCAGAAGGGCAACACTTCCGAGGGCTAAAACTCAAGGATTTTGACCCCGACAAAATGCAACAGGGTTACTACCTTGATTTTGATCTATGGCGGGAGTTTTACGAGGTATGGAAGGATTCCAGCGACCCACTCAAGGCTTTTAATTCTGCTATTGATGGCGCAATTATGTCAATTCAAAAGGACTGGGAATACCAGTATTCAGACGAGGCAGTAGATGAAAACATCACGATAAACGACTACGAGTTTACCGAGAATGGCAAACGATACTAACCACTAAGAACGAGGCTAATTATGTATTCAATCAAAACCGAAGTATGCGGGAACCCTGATTATGGTCAGAACCCGAACAAACCCCCTTATGGGGTAAGAGTTAAGACGATCAAGGCTATTGCATTTTCTGAATTGCTGGAAAAAGTAGTCCAATGGCAAGCAGATAACGATATTGGCGGGGGTAATTGGATGAACCCCGCTTTAATGCGAGATGGCGAGATTGTAGGGTTTATGTCCTACAACGGCAAAGTATGGTCGGATGCCAGTTTTACACCCAGCACGATGCAAATTCACATAAAGGAGTTATCAAATGCCTAAGAAAGCATACGAAGTAGTTTTTGTTTCCTATGGTTATGTCATGGTCGAGGCTGATGATGAAGATCAGGCTATTGATTTAGCTTATGAACAATGCAACTGGGATCAGTTCGATATCCCTGAACATATCCGCGTGGAGGAATTAGAAAATGCTTAACTGGGAAGATCAACTGGACGCTTGGGAGGCCAAGTATCAACCTATACAGAATCACATAGATACCAACGCTTATGACAAGTTTGAAACCTACGGGGAAGAACTGGATTATGTCTTGAGCATAGCCAATACAGAACCCGCTAGAGTTTGGACTCTGGTGGACGGGGATGATGGCAATCTTTATATCACTAGCGGGTATCACCTAGTCAATAGGCTGAATTACTTTATTACCAAGAACCCATGCGAGTTTGAATATGAGGAAGCACCTTACTATATTTTTGAAGAGGAAGAAGAAAATGAGCTATGACTCAGATTTTGAAAGTGTTTACATGGTGGAGTTTAAATCAGGCCGAACCATATATGTAGGCCAATTTACAGTTCAAGATGTAATTGAATATTGCGCTGATGAGCATGAAGGTGAAGTTATCAAATCAATCTTTGAAGAAGTTTATACGGGAGAAAATGATGAAAATTGAAATGACAATAGATCAATACAACAAAATACGCAGATTGTCGGATTTTGCTGATTGGTATCTTGATGACCATATACCAAGTTCAGATTTTTACGCAGAGCAATACGAGTCCGATAAAGAAGAAATATTACAGGCTCAAGAAGTATTCCAAGAAATTGATTCACGCTTACAGTTTTCTTAGGAGAAAAAAATGAAAGTAATGATTGAAGTAGATATTCCACAAGGTAGATCAATAGCCGAAGCACAAGGCGCAGTTAAGCGCGCTTTTGATCCTGACTGGATAGCAAGCTGGTGGCATATATCAGATATACATACCCAAGCAAATATTGTAGAAGGTAGCGATAGCGATGAGGCCGAAGAGATTACCGATGAAGAGGCGCGGGAAGTATTGCGCCTGATGGACAAGTATCACGATTCAGAAATAGGTATTAACTGGGATGTTATAGATCATTGGGTTGACCATATAAAAGCACAACGCAAGGAGGTCGTATGAATATCGGGGATAGGGTAAAGGTCATTGACCAAAATATAACAGGAGTAATTGAACGCATAGATGGATATTCTCTATCGCTTATTGATGACGATTCTGAATGGGAATACCCTGAAAGTTTGTTGGAATACAGGGTTTACGAGGTTAAACCATTGAAGAAGTTTAAAGTTTGCGCCAGTTATGTAGTTTATTTAGATACCACAATCGAGGCAACTGATGAGGATGAGGCTTGGGATTTGGCATACGACATAGATGGTGGGAGTTATCAGCAAAAAACCGATTACAACTGGCAAATTGATTCCATACTGGAGGAAAAATGATTGATATTGAGGCTATGACCACAACCGAGTGGTTAAATTATAGGGAGGACTTGCTTGAGGATTTTGCCAAGCGGGGTAATGTATTAAAACCAACAGTAGGGTGCAGTAATTGTGATCCTGAAGATGACTACACTTGCTTTGAGTGTGAGTGCAGACAAATTGAGGAGGCAAAATGAAGGTAAGAATGAGGGATGACCTAGCAAAGGAATGTATATTGATCCCTGCTGGGATAGCTTACCGCGACTATGACGATCTAATGTATATAGAACACTTTAGCGCAGAGGATTTAGAGGGGGCAGAAGAGTATGACACGGGAGAGAACCCTGACGATCACGCATTTTGCCCCGTTAAACTCAAGGATGGCAGATGGTTTTACTTTATTGGAGTTGATCTAGACTGGGGTGAGAAATGAACCAAGCAGATAAAGACGCGCAGAAGTGGATGGAGGCCAATTCAAAATGGCAGTATCGCAGATTGATTGAGGCAAAGGAAAGGGGCTTTACCCATTACATCAACGATCATGGAGATATAGTGGTCTTACCTGAGAAAGAAAAAGATGAATCTTAAAGAAGGTCTGGGGAAAGTCCCCATAAGGAATAGCACTCAGCATGAGGCCACACCCTATCTACTGGTGAACTTTCCAACAAGGGCAGAGTTTGATGCCATGTATTCCAAGCATAGATCTCAAGAGTTAAAGGATAAGTATTGGGCTATCCTTAACGCTAGGTCGCAAGGCAAAACCTTGACTAGTGCTGGTAAACCCTATGGACTTACGCGGGAAAGAACTAGGCAAATTGAGGCTAGATTCCAGCGATTAGTGGGCGAAAGATATACCACTCAGATCGAGGCTAAATTATTCATGTTATCCTCAAACCTGAACTTAATAGAGTCTTTTTTAACTTCTGAGACATCTTAAATGTGCCATGTAATCTATGATCGTCATTGAAATCATTCCCGACTGTTTCGGAGATCCAATACGGCTTGCCTGTTTCTTTGGCAGACGATTCTCCGATACCGTTGGGATCGTTATCGGCAATGACGAACCCCTCCCCAATGTTCCGCGCTATGTGCTTCATGTTACTTGCGCTAAAACAAACATAGATTGCATACTTGATATTGCTCGCTTTCATACACTCCCTGACGGAAAGAGCAGTCGCGTAACCCTCGCAGAATATCGGGATACCTTTTGCGTTCATGCAGAAGGATGCGCCTTTAGTCGTTTGACCATGCAAGAACTTCTTATTCCCCTCGTGGTCGATGAGCTGGACACCCATCAATCTGTTATCCACCCGCATGGGTATAACTAATATCTGTTTTCTATCAGGGGTATCCCAGACATTCCCCATCTCATCTGGAAATCCTTTGGATGCTAAGTAAGGGTGTGTCTTTAACTCAGTTTGATGCAAAATCCAACCAGCTTTGCGTTGTGCGCGCTCAGTAAGAGCTTGAGTATTTCTTTTAGCTTCTATCATTCGCTTCTTAATATCAGGACTATCCATGCTATGTCCATCAGCAAACCAAGTAGCTGGCTTATCCATCGTAGCCCAGTTTTGAACCCAACCTACATTACCAAGATACTTATACCGCCCGTTACTCTTACGCGGGTGATCTTCTGTGGGAGTCGGAACCCATCTGTCTAATTGAACACCCTCTAATATGAGGCCATGTGACCTAGCAAAATCTTCAAACCTCATGCAGCTCTCCTAGCTTTTTGTGTTCCTTTTACCCATGCAATATTCTTATGCTTAACCCAGTTCTTAGTTGTCAAAGATGGGATGCGCGCTACATGGTCTAATCCTTTAGGCCATACTCCAAACTTCTCACGATACTTATGGCTTGCCCAGTTCGGGTTGTAGTTCTGTGACTGTGCAATGTGCAGTAACTCTGAATAGAATATCTGCTTCTCATTACCATTGGTCTTGCCCATCTCTCCAAGCGCAATTAACTCACCAGCTACGGATTCAATCTGCTTCTTAGGTTTAATGTAACCACAAGCATGGCAAGTATCACTTCCCTTATGCCATAGCGCGGAGCAGACTGGACACTTCTGCTCTTTCTTTTCCTTCTCAGTAGGTTCTTTCTTGGTTTTTTCTTCTTTATTTTCAAGATCCTTGACACCATCTGCATAGACCTGATCCCATTCGTCTCTAAATCTAAGGTAGTTTCCTGAATGATCTAACCACAAGGCAAACTCTTTGCCTTCGCATGGTCGCATGACGCGTCCTAACTGCTGAATATGAGAACTAAGAGACTTACTAAATGGGCGAGCTGATACCCCAACCATAACATCAGGAACATCGAACCCCCGAGTAAGAATATCAGTAGCGATAAGACCATGAATATCTGTATCGGGCTTGGAGAAATCCTCGATGGCAGCTTTCTTAAATTCATCATTATCCTTGTAAGAAATTGAAACAAAGTTATAACCCTTCTGAGCAAACTGATTGACCAAGTCTTGCCCGTGTGCTACACCAGCGCAAAAGACAATCGTCTTACGCGGTCTGCCAAATACTTCATGGGTTTTCTTAATCCATTCAGTAACAATATCACCAGTAATTTGCATACCACGTTCAGTCACCTGGTCAGGACTCCACTCACCAGCAATCTTTTTAACTCCAGTCATATCAATCTCTTTAGAGATGAATACTTTTAAAGGTGTAAGCCATGACTTATCTACCAGCGCGCCCGTTGTGGAAGCGCAGATAACATTACTGTAAATCTTGCCAAGCCCCTTAGTAAAAGGGGTTGCAGTCAATCCAATCACTTTTAGTTTAGGGTTTTCTAGAATGATGTCAGTAATCTTTTTGCGGGTAATGTGGCACTCATCCACAATCAATAGATCAATATCAGGGAACTTATTTCTACGCTCTAAGGTCTGCGCGGAGCATACTTGAATACGTTCTGAGGTGTCATACTTCCAATGATTGGCCTGATAAACACCGTGTCTGATCTTGTATTTAGATAAGCGCATGCTGGTCTGATCTACCAGCACGATACGATCAAGGATCATTGATGATCTCTTATAGTTATCTGAGGTAGCCTTCATTAGAGAAATAGCTACTTCAGTCTTGCCAAAACCAGTAGGTGCATACAATAACTGCGCCCTATGTCCCGCTTTAAAACCTTCTCTTAACGCATCAATGACCCATGCTTGATGCTCTCGCAACTGTAATTCCATATTGTTCCTTAACTTCCGCAAACCCTGCGGTGTGGGACTACTTTTTAACTAATGACTCTTTCAACATATCAATCAACTCGCCCAGGTGATACGCATATTCAAACGTTTTTTTAAAGTTACGATTGTTTGCACTCTCTTCTATCCCTCTTAACAACTTCTGAGCGTTGATTACATATTCTGAATAATCCTTTTCCATTATTCACCCTTGTTTAACTTTTTCTTTAATGAATTTACCGTCTTGATAAGCTCCGCATTTCTATTCTGAAACATGTCGCGGCTTTCTCGTAGTGCCTGATTGTCGATTTCCAGAACACGGATTTGTTCCCTAAGATTCGCAATAGTCTCCTCCGCGTCAATCTTCTCGATCTCGGAGGCATCCCATTGACCGATTGCGATCTTATCGCGGAGAATCGTGTTCTCATCTGCAAGATGGGTGATGGTATCCATGAGTTCGTGCAGCTTCTCTTCTTGCGGATCATAAGTATTTTTCGATACATCTTTTGGCTCCTCTTTCGGTTCATCCTTTGGCTTTCTACCAATCTTGGATGTGTCCATAGTAGATTCATTGCCATGCTTATCTACATAAGTTTTTTTAGTTCTTGGTTCAATCTTTTTGGCTTCTTCTAATGAAATACGAATACGGCCAACTGTCATGCTGGTCACATGATGTATTTTTGCTATCTGCACATTGTTCCACTTAACCCACTCTTCATCTAAGAGCATTTCAATAATGTTATTGCGAGTATCTTCAGGCGCGGGAGGTTTGCCATGCTTACCATTAGCACCATAAGAATAAAGTTTGGCATCTCTTAGTGTGCCGTTGTGGACTTCTACTTCAACGCTAACAATGCCATTAGTCTTCATGGCAAAGTAACGATGGAATCCATCTACCAGCCAGTAGTCTGAGCCATCAAAGAATACTACGATCAATGGGAATACTACGTTGTCTAACATCTTCTCCGCATAATCTTTAACCATGCTCTGGTCTAGATTTTTACGTGGTTGAGTGCCTCCATCAATACGAATGTCGGCAAGATTTAACTTTTTCAATTCTTTCTCCTAGCAGTTTGGTCTTACAGTATATCAATTTTTGTTACGCATGTTTCAAGTTTTATCCAGTTAGTTATATATGTAACATTAACGCGATAAGAAGAAACAAGATGCTGATTGGTGAACGCACTCCAGCCTCCCAGAGTGCGCCTTTAACAGTATGCTTATTGGAGCCACTGCACTCGCCAGACTTTCGTAGAATCGGATCTAAGCTTCGCCACCGATTTGTGCGCTGTTACATCTACTATCCCCCAGTTGCGCTTGTATCTATATCGCTGGTGTTTTTAGCCGCCCGATATAAACCGCGAGGAGAACAATGAAGACGAACGAACTTAATCGTTTGTCCACATCGTTTCCCTAGCCTGTGTAGATTAATCGAAACAGAAAAGTTTTGCAAGAATAATTTGCTAAAGGAAAACCCCTAGGTTTTTAGGCTAGGGGTTTTGGGGATCGTGGATCCGAGGGCTTGCGTTGCACAAGTCAACTGCTAGGAAAACAATGTGCATGTCAGAGTGGGCTGACCTACTAAATGTAGCACATGATTCCTAAAAATGTCAATAGGTAGTGTTGTTTTTGATACTCTATGGCACTCTATGGGTGGCTATGGGTGTCTATTTGATATCTAAGTGGCCTGTTTCAAAAAGCCAGCCAATAGTTCTGCGGTGTGCTTCTTCCCACGCCTCAACACGTTCAACCTTAGAGAGCCGCGCCCCCTGGTCGATTTCCGTGTGGCACGAGTAGCAGAGTGCCGCGATTCGGTAATCATGCGATTTAATTCCTCTACCTTTACCATCTCGAAGCTGATTGGAATGTGCAGCCACAATTGTGCCGTCAGATCGACCACATGTCTGGCATGGGGATTGTCTAAGTATTTCAAGTAATTTCCTATTTCTATACATTATTTGTTAT